AAAATAATATTTTGTCCATTATGGCTAAATGTTAAAGATTTAGTTAGTATTGTCTCATTGCAGTTGCCATCTGTATCCTTTGCTGCACAGTCGCCAAAAGCCTCAGAAACAGTCGAGCTACAAAGACTAACCAGAGTAGGTATATCTTCTAGGGTTGACTGACCAGAAATGTAGGTTTGACCGAAAAAGTCAAAAACCCTTTCTAAAATTTGATCTTCTGTTATATTGCAACAAGTAGCAGCTATTAATCTCTGACTACTAAGGGACAAATTTGGAATGCAAGAAGTTATATCATTTGGATCTTCAAAACATTGTAGCGTTTGTTCACACAGAATGCTTATTTCACCATCACATATTGGTGGATTTGTTGTGGTTGTGGTTGTAGTTGGCGGAACTGGATCTGTTTCTATTCTGTAAATTGATGATGATGGGCAAGGTGGATTGAACCAAGTAAATGTAATTCTGCCCTGAGATGGACTAAAAAGTTGAAATTGAAGACTGAGAGTATTGCCGCTTACTTTTGTGGCGGTGGGGCCAGAAGAATTATAAAAATACCCATTTTCAGTGTAAAAATCGATAGAACGTGAAACATTAGTATTTTGACAAGAATCTACAGATATCTGCAAATTAGGATCACCCTTTCTATAAGCGATACCATTATAAACAAACACAACGTTGTTAACATTATTCTCAACTTCTAGCGCGAGTTGACACGGTGGACACGTTGTTGTCGTTGTTGTAGTTGTGGTAGCTGTAGTTCCAGATATGTTAATGGTAACAGATTGATCAGAGCTTGGCATGCCATTCAAGGAATAGTCTACGTATATAGTTTTATTTAAAGTATCTGAACCTTGAGGAGTCCAAGATAAAGATCTAATAACATCTGAATTATTGTGATTGAGTGTTAAATTTCTAATGTTTAGACCATTAATAGCAGATATAGTAAAGATATCTCTCTGTAAGAAAGTTCCTGCCTTAACTCTATAAGTTTTTGAGATAGATTCATTAAATAATGCGCTATCACCAAAGCCAGAAAGGATAGTATTAGCAAGTAAATTGTTTGCTAAAATATTGATATCTACATCTGGAGGTGGCGTCGTTGTCGCTTGACCAAAGTAAGATATCAAATTAATTGAGTCGGTATAATCACTTCTGAAACAGTCTTTTTGAAATGCTAAAACTAGATAAGCATCTCCTCTTATTCTTTCTCCTTCATCGTCTGTTTCGTTTGGGTCTGATATGCTAATTGGCCCAACGGTAGAGCTAATTTTTCTACTCCAAGAAGTACCATTAAATTGGTTAAAGTAATATCTTGTAACATTTGGATTACCATTTAGTTCTGACGCATTAAAATCATGTTGTCGAGGAAATATTGGCGAAGATGGATCTGAATTTTGCACAATATAGAAATATCCAATATCTGGACTAATAAGTGTCCCACAAAAAGATGGGGGTAGATTTGTATCCGATTGCATATTAACGTATAAAGACCCACCAATGTTTAGTTGCATCCAAAGTAAATTATGATCACAGTGCTGGCCACCAAGCCTCGCTATTGCTGGGAACTCAACAGAACCCTCGCCGTCAAAAGACCAATCGGAAAAAGGTATAATTGCAACATTGTCAGTATCATTTGAACCCCACATATTTGGACAAGAGCTACAATATCTATAAGAATACGCTGAAGTAGGATAGTTAAGGGGCAGGGTTATATTAGCATCGCATTTATCAAAGTTAGCTATATATGTTTCAGATATAGTGTCAAATCTTTTTGGAACAAAATAATCTTCAGCAATGACAGTGATTGGTAATTGAATTCTATTTTTTGGTTCTCTAATTAAAAATAGTTCTGTACCTTCTAGCGAAAAGTAATTTTGATATTCACCAACAAGCCGAAGATTAAATGGCCCACAACTCTCTGGAACTAATATGTCAGCAACCTTCATATGTATCTCATTGAGTTCAACGGGTTCTGGAAGCGGTGGAGAAGTTGTGGGAAGAACAACAACGTCATCAACAGTGTCGGATGTCCAGAAAATTTTAGCTTCTGGTTTAGCATCGAATATATTGGTGTATTCAGCATTGTAAGGTGAGTGAGTAGCGTTAGATAATTCTAATTCAAAAGAGGCCGGAAGAGAACGAGACATGGTGTCATCAATAGTAGATCTATTAAAATAGATATTATCTGTATCAACTATAATGAGAGAATCTTCATTTGTGATACTTGGAGTAGAATTCGGTATGTCAAATGGTGACAATAGATATAAACTTTTGCTGGGGGTAGTTGCATTGTAAAAGGTTTGTCGGTTTGACTGAGAGTGTAAGAAATGAAACCATTCTGAAATAACTAGGCCAGATTTCTTATCTTTAACATCATCATAAACCCTGGACTGTAGTGTGTAATCCATCCTGCGATCATTTGATATTGGCGCACCAAAAGCGTTAAAGCTCGGCATTAATATGTAAAGGTCAGGACTATCGATGCTATAGCACTGAGGTGTGGGATTGGTGTAATTTTTTGGAATATTTGAATCATTCCAGTGTGCGTGCCAAGGGCCAATGTTGGTACATGAAATATTGCAATTTTGTAATAATATGATTATTCTGTCATCTAGAGATGTATCACCAGTAGAAAAAAGCCAAGCTCTTGGAATTGTACTGTAAGGTCTAGCAACCCAAAGGCAAGAGTTAACAAATAATCTAGCAAAAGACTCTTGAGAATTAGTTGTAACGTCAAATGATAGATCATGGCTTGTGATATTTTTAGTTAGAGCAATAACCCTACCACAGCTATCATAACTGGTAGAAACTTCAAAATTGGCAGGCTGTGGTTGCCATCCCGCAACAGCTATTGTTTGGGCCATTATAGTTTTCCTTTTATGTCTTCTGTGCCAAAGTCTATCATGTAATGATATTCGTTATCATTGAACTGGGTAGTGAATGCGCCCGTAAATCTCTCGTCAATTGATTGTACTGTATTTTCGTGAATAATTTCACCGTTGTCCATGAATTTAATATTTATGAACCCTTCTAGTTCGCCATTTCCGGTTCCCGTGATGTCTACCTCGTTAACAGTACAAACAAAGTCAATATTTAACGAGTATGATAAATTATGATCATTTGTTGATTCAGAATCTAAAGTTCCTGATAATTGTGCAAATATTTCATCTATCACAATAGAAGGATAGAATAGTTTATATAGAATGTTTCTATGATCGACAACAGATCCCAAGAAATTAGTATAAGGTATAACAAGGTTATGATTTTCTGGTAAGCTGGCTATGTAGTCATCTATTTCTGATAAACCTCTTGATTGTTCAAACAATATTCCATCATACCAAGGTCTACCAGAATCAGTGCCGTTTTGAAATGATGTGCCGGTGATTTGGTGTGGAAATGCATAATTTCTTGAAATAAATAGCTGGGCGGGTCTCATTTTATAGTCTAGAGGGTCTCTAGTTGGTGCTGCGCCATCAATAATCATGCCGTCATATAAAGATCTACAAAATGGCCTTGGGGTTGTCACAGTTGTTGTGGTTGTTGTAGTTGCAGTCTTTTCAAAAGCTTCTCCGTAAAAACCAACTGTAACCTGCGCATCAAAACTAGAAGGCATGATAAAGCTGATATGACATTGACCAAAACGCCCACCGTCAAATAATTCGGTGTCAATAGATCTTATGTAATTAAAATCACCAGCTATAGGTATTATACTTGGCTTGCTTAGGAAAACATAATTGTCTGGAGCAGTATCAGAAACTTTAAAGTCTATAGTTATTCGATTATTTGAAGAATCTTGTTCGCCTACGAATATAATTGCAGACTGAGATATAACACCCTTCTCTAATTCGTCAACAAAATCAAATCTAAATTCTAACAAATTTTCAGGAGGTAGGGTGGTGGTAGTTGTTGTAGTGGTTGTGACATGTTGTATTGAAACAGAGGCTGCATCGCCCTCAAGGTCGCAACTGTTATAACCAACAACAGTGAATGTATAAGGGAGGTCTGAAGATAAATCAGAAACAGAAAAAAGAAATTTATTGTTTGCATCGTCATATTGTAAAAGATTTGTACTACGCATATCGAATTGCAAAGTAGTAATATCTTCATCATTGTATGTGTATGTTAAAACATATCTGTAAACATCTATGCAGTCGCCAGTATTTTCTATTGGAGTCCAAGAAAGGGATACAACATATGGATCTGTAGCGGTAGCTAAGAGATCTGATGGAGCATCTGGACCAATGGTTGGGGCTAAAGTGGTGGTAGTGGTGGTGGTTGTAGAGTAATTGTAATATAGAATACATATACCATCACCTCCGTCTCCAAGTGCCGCTCCACCGCCACCAGTGCCATCTTCTCCGGGTTTTGATAGTGTACCACCGCCGCCGCCAATGCCGCCAGTTTGTTGGGTGCCATCTTTAGCTCCACCAGCTCCACCACCGGCAAAATATTCTAAACTACCATTTTTTAATGAGCTAGCTTTTCCAGAACCTCCTTCTCCGGGTTTTGTTGAGTTATTGAATACAGTTTCACCATTAGATCCTGCACCACCTCCACCTCCACCATATTTAGCGTTTAAAGATGTTCCACCCCTATTACCGCCAGATATTAACGAAGACCCTCCAATGGCGCGACCTCCAGCGCCGCCACCATTTGCGCCATCCCTTCCGTTGAAAAATACAGAACCGCCACCGCCGCCGCCAATTGATGTAATTCCAGCAAATGAGCTTGGCTGACCATCCGATCCATTTTGTCCACCATTACCAATAGACACTTGGTAGCAGCCAGACTCTAGCTTTATAGAGCCAGTTTTAAATTGACCGCCACCGCCTCCACCTCCAGCAACATTATTACCACCAGCACCACCTCCACCGATAACTAAATATTCAACTGTTGCAAATTGGAATTCAGATTCGTAATAAGGTAGTATGCAAAATTCTCCGTCTTGCGTAAATACGTGAGATTGTCCACCGCCGTGAACATATATAGATCCACCAGTTGCATCAAAATACATAGGTGGCAATGTCGTAGTTATTAGTGGGCAATCAGAATCTTCTGGATAAGATATTAAATCAAAAAGAGATGGATCGATAGTAGTGGTGGTTGTGGTAGTAGTTGTTGTTACGACTTCGACAACCTCTGGACTAAAAGAGGATATAAAAGGTGTTTTCCTTGGACTGCTTCTTTGTCCTCTGCCTTCAGGTCTAAGGCATCCTGTAGGCTCACAATCGTGTGGCATTGTAAGTTCCTCATTTTAGTTACAGTTCGTTTGATGGTAGTCTGTAATTTGACACCCAGACAACCCTATATTCAGATCCAATTCTTTGCGCAACTATGTATTCACCCCTGTTTAGTGAAAGTCCCGGATCTCTATTGGTAATATTTATATATCTAGGCGGGTCATTGTCTGGATCTGATGGAACTTCTTGCCACTGACCATTAATTGTTTTGTATTGAAGAATTTGGAAGTTTGTTGGCAAAGTTGGGCGAGAAGGAGGTGTTAGCGTTCCACCGTAAACAAACCCTTCTACGATATTATCGTCAATTTTTTTATTTACATCTATAATGTCTTGATCCAAGCCGTCTAGCCTAGACTCATGAATAGATATGTTATTTGAATTTGTAATAATTGAAGTAAGGAAACTTGCATTGCTAACACTTGATCCATCGGAAAATATTAACTGTGGAACTGTAAGCGTACTTGTAAAAGAACTAGAATCCTCATTTATAAGTAATACAGTAGAATTATTTTCTAACCAAATACTTCCGGGAGTACTGGAAGACCCTTTACCTATAGATAGGGATGTACCAGAATATTTAATATTTCCAGTGTCTAGATATATTCTACCACCAATGTTAAGTAGGCCATCTAAATGATATTGAGAAGACGATGAAGATGTGTCTAAGCAAAACAGCTTACCATCTAAATCGAATATGTCGCTGTTATCACCAGAATAAGTTCTTGAATTAGCTCCAAGTATAAAATTATCAGAACCAGAAGTAATATCTGCGCTTGGGCAACCAATGAATACATTTCTGTCGCCATTAACGAAATTTTGACCAACCCTAGCACCAATAGCAACGCTTGTGGTACTATCTGTTAAGCTTCTAAAAGCCCTGTACCCATAGGCTGTAACATTTTGTATATCTGTGCTGTCAAGAAGATTAATAGTCGGGGGAGTTTCCAAGCCAGCATAAGTAGCTCCATTAATACTGGTATAAACAGATCGATCAAATATATTTTCGCTAGCAGCAGATGCTGTCATTGAAATGTTAAAAATATTACCAGAACCGTCCATGAATTTCAAATCATGTTCTTGATCTTCAAGACCCTTTTGCCTGATAAATAGAACACCATAGCCGCTTGCTGGAATAAATGGGTCAGAACTTTCAAACATACCTATAGAAGCTTGCGGATATTGTTCGCTACCTATAGATAACATATAGTTATAGGAGTTATCATGAGTGAAGCCAGAAGGCTGTATTGCAACGTGTCCCGCATTGTCTAATCTTAGAAGAGTTGAGTTATTAGCATTACTTAGCGATTGTATGTCAAAAAATTCTGTGTCATTGTAATAAGATAGTGTTGTGCCATAATCTAAGCAGTTCTTCCTAGATAAAAGCTCTACTGAAGACTTGACGGAGCCTTCTGTTTCAGCCGTGAATCTAGCAACAGCGTTTCCGGTGCTTCTTACGTTAAATATTGTGTCTGGAAGCATGTTATCAGAATATGCAAAGTTACTAATTCCAACAACACCATCGGTATTTCCTTGCATAACAGTAAAGCAATTAGAAGAATAGTCTTGATTAATGAAACTTCTAATAACAAAACGTTTTGGGTCTTGGCCTAATTGCTCATTAAAAAACGCTGGTAGTGGAAGAGATGAATCACTTATGTAGCCAACGTCAAAACCGTGGTTTGGAGAAGAAGAAGTATTAGTCCTGTACCTATGAAAAATATTGACACCATTTTGCTGAGACATGAAGTTGACATTGAAGGTGTCGAATTCTTGTGTTAAAGTTGTGAAGTTTACATTGCCACTTGTTAGGTGAGACGATGTATCAGAAAAACCAATATTAATAGTATCGTTGTTTATAAAATGTAGTCTTGGATCTTTATTACTAGTATTGCTAAATGTACCTATTCTTAAATTTTCTTTTCCGTATATATTGGATGTGTTTAAAAAAGAATCTGGCCTAATGGATAAACTGATGTTGGAATACCAGTTTCTACTTGCTAGACTGTCGCTAGATGCTTTTGCGCTTGGTAGAGAACCTAAAGGTTTAAATACGAACTCATATTGTTGATTATTTGTAGTTGAATGAGCAATAAGCCCAGCGTCTTCAAGATCGTCATCGTTTAAATAAGCTGTAGTAGCTATGGTTTCGGATGGATCAAAGAAATCAAACAATCCATCTGGACCGCCACCGTCTAGGGAATACACATCAGAATCAGATCCTAAATGTAATGTTTTGTTTGAGAAGTGTACTTGTCTTTGAGCCTCAAATACATCAGACTGAACATATTTTGCATAAATGTTGCTAAAGAAACTGCTAAGAAATCGATTAGATGGAGAACAAAAAGTATAGAGATTATTTCCTAATACACTAAGATTTCTTGCTAAGAAGACATTTTGATTTAGTCTTGTTACATTATTGACCGTCAGATTGTTGTTTACAGTTAAGTTGTTTCCAAGATAACCGTCGCCAGCTATAGTCAGAGAAGAAGCATTAATTTGACCAGTACTAAAAATGCTTCGGTTTACATAAAAATTACTGTTAGAAAAAATTATGTTTCCACCACCATTAAATTCTATGCCTCTGGTTAAATATAGATTGTTCCAGTGATAATCAGAAGACCCTAAATTGTGAATAAGATTTGAGTGTGGATTTATGTTTCCTTCGACTTGCAATGCCGATCCCGGATTTAAGTTTCTAACACCGACACCTAGAGAAAGTTCTGATTGCTTCAAATTACCGAGCATTAATGGAACTAAACCTTCTCCAGTTGGATTATCGCAAATATAATCTCTATTAACTGGATGTATTCCCAAAAAGAATTGATAAGAAGAGTCGCGGTTAGCGTAATATCCAGCACCGTGACCTATGGCAATATTAAAATCACCCTCTCTATTTCCATTAAGGGTGTAGTTTCCAACGCCTAGATTTCCAGCGCCATCAATGTTGCCAGCCAATGAGTGAAATCCAACACCAATATTAGATTCACCGTTAATAAGACAGCTTAAAGAAAATGATCCAACGGCGGTATTGTCAACGCCTCTATAACTAGCATTCAACGCCTGATAACCAATGGCTGTATTATCTTTGGTTAAAGAATCTTCTAAGCCTAAATGTATAAAATTTTCAACACCAACGGCAGTTGTTCTTTCCGGTATTGTATATAGATTTTTAGAAAGAAGGGGGTGCTGGAAAGTTAGTAGATGAATAGAGTCTACTATGTCAATTAAATTTTGGCGTATATCTCTTGGGGAAATAGACCCAACAGTATTGTCGGGAATATCCCTTTTGATATTTTTAATAAGCGTATCTTTTTGAATAATCATTATTTAAGGCTAATCTCTAGAGTTTTTGGATCAAAGTAAAGTCTATCACCGGGAGTCACCTGTCTAGGATTTTTTAACTGCGCGTGCATTAAAAGATTTCCTTCGCCATGATTAGGACTGTCCAGAATAGCAATACCAGATACAAAACCCCAATTACTTACAGCCTTGTTAAACTGAATGCTTATATTGTTCTTAATGAATCCATTATCTTCGTATAGTCTAATTAGAATATCTGTAGGGTCTGGATTTTCTTCAGCGTTTTCAAAAAACTTACCATCCCCCTCTACGCTATATGCACCAAAAAAGTCAACTCCCGGTAATTCTTCAAAACGATATGTTACAATTGTGTTTGCAGAACTTACTGCCCCTTGTGATAGATATAATGGATAATAAAATCCTTTATCAACACCGTTGCCAACTTGGATGGTTGTAGGAGTAGAAGTTCCGGGTGGAATGTAAGTTTTAAGCGCGCTAGATGAATGCACGGAATAAGCTTGCGCTTGATTATTATTAGTTCCATCAGATCCAACAGGTAGCCATACATTGTCTCCAACTTCATGCGGCTGACCTAAACTTACTCTAGCGTAATTTGTCGCAGTAGAAACTCCACCAACACTAATAGATTCTGGAATTTCATCAATAGTTGATCCATCATCATTATCTCTAGGAGGTCTTCCAGTAAGAGCTAGAGATATATTTGCAGGTTTTCCATATGGAATATCTTCTTTATCAGGATTAGCCGCCATTGTGTGGCCTAAAAAGCTGTTAGAAGACCTAAAAATAAAATTAAGAAGCTGACTTTCCAAATAGTCTGATATAGCGGCCATATTCTTCTCCTTTTTGGTCCAAAAGACACAGTATCTATGTAATTATACACAAAAAGCCACCCTCGGGAGAGAGTGGCTTAATGGTTTTAGAAGCAATTATTTCTTAGAACGAGCCAAGAATAATTCTTCTATTATCTAGAACGCCAAAGCCAAGTTCAGCCCAACCATAATAGCCTGCTCGTTGCTGTCTATGGAGCGTTGGGTCTTCAAAGACCTGTAGCTGCTCCTTGACGGGCATTACAAAGCTATCATTGCTTGACTGGTCAAGACCAACTACTAGCTCCACATCAGAGCCAGCGACATGTAATCTGCCACTAAGGTCTGAAGTGTAGAAAGTCTGGTATTCTTGGCCTTCACCAAGCTCATCAAGATCATGAAGATTAACACCAAAGATACGAGTAATTGGTGCGCCACCTTCTGAAGCTGTATAGATTTCTCTACGGGTGACTTCATCTACCTGATCAAGACCCCAGCTACGAACATCTTCAAGAGCTTCTGGTGAAACATATAGATCTGTCAGTCTACCACGACCAACCGATGCACTGTTACCGCCAGAATTACGACGCATAACTGTTTGCATTAGAGAAACAAGCCTCTTGCTAAACAAGCCAGCAGTTGCGTCACCGTCATAGACAAGAATGTTACGGTCAACGCCAGCAGCAAGAAGTGTGTGCCAACCGTCATCATTCATCTTCTTTACAAAGCCAGCTTCCATGACCTGCATGGCGCGACCAACAATGTCCCAACGAGCTTCACGGGCATATCGTAGAAGGTAATCTACAGATGAAGCAATGTTGTAAGTTGGAATCATCACATAATCGCCTTCAACCGAACGCTCTGGGATTCTACCATGACCGGGGTTTGTATAAGCGACATGTTCGCCTTCAAGTCCGGGGCTGATGAGATCAAGAGGAAATTCAGTTGTTGAACCAGCTTCTACATTAATGGTTTCAAAAATGTTACCAAGAATGTTACCAACAAGAACGCCCTTTCGTAGTGGGAGTTCAAGAGCTTTTGCAAACTCTCTTTGAGCGGCCTGAGCCACATTTACGTCTGCATCCCCTGACTTACGTAGGAGACTGATAAATTCATCACTAGGTCTATCGTTTGTAGGCATATTAATTTTCTCCTTTATTTCTTTTAATCAGGGAAGGTTAACTTCGACTTTGCAGTAATTGTCAGCGTCCTTACCGGTAAGGAAGCGGCCAATTTGATAATCGCCAGTCATAGCGATATTGCCAGCAACAGAAGTGCTTGCATAAGCGCCAGATCCAGCAACAGGGTTTCCATCGACATTACTGGTTACAACATAACCCTTACGAAGCACTGTAACCTTACCACCCTTTTGAACCTCATCCTTATGCTGATTTAGATGAGTACGAGTTAAATCTTTGTTAACAACGTCATTGAGTAAGAGACCTACTGGAACACCACTAGTTGAATATTTCACAAGGTTCACGCCCTGATCCATAGCCGCACCAGTGCCAGCGGTTGTATCGTGACAAACTACGCCGCCGCGAGTGGCAGTGCCGTCATTGTAAAAAAAGCTAATATCAGTCTGTAGTTCATATCTATCTGATTTTAGAGCCATAGTTTATATCTCCTTTAATCACTTATTAAGTACATTGTTTTCAAGCCATTGAGCAACGCTTGCTCTGGTAGCTTCTAATTCGTCTGTTTCGTCTGAAGCTTCCACAAGTGTAGCTTCGCTCGTTGAGACTTCTTCTAAGGCTGTTTCGGCAGCAACTTCTGCTTCAGCCTCTTCTGCTTCCGCTTCTTCAGCCATATTTTTCTTAGGCACAGCAGCCTTTTCTTTATCTTCTTTTTCATCTTTCTTGACGGCTGCTTTTTTCTTTTCCATCTTCGTCATTGCTGCGATGATGGCTTCAAAAGTTTCATCGTCAAATGATTCATAAGAAGCAACTGATTCTTCAGCTTCTTCAGCTTCAAAACCAAGGTCAAGAAGAGCAGCCTTTCTGGCTTCCATCTTCTTTTCCTTCTTCATCTTATTAAGTTCTTCCATCTTATCTTTCATTTCTTTATCTTTTGCTTCGATTTGTTCGACAAGCTCTTTTACGCTAGACGTTAGCTTATCAACTTCTTGATTTGCAGCTGCAACTTCCTCACGAAGAGCATCAATAGTCTCTGCGTATTCTTTGTCTTTCTTCTCTTCGATCTTCTTTTTCATGCTATCATTATCTTCTTTAGCAGAGGCTAGTTCAGATTGAACTTCTGCAAGCTGCTTCTCTAAGATATCGGTATCACTCATATTATTATCTCCATGTAAAGGGGAACAAATTAAGGTTTGTGGTTGAGTTAGAGAGAACGCCCTGCTAGAATCAAGAATAACACTTCTTGGATTTGCTGGTCTAGATACAAGACCTTTACCAGAAAAAGAAATATCTCTTAATGATCTACCAATTTTATAGCCCTCATATTCTCCAGTACCCCCATACGCACGGAGGTGTTTAGTTAAAAATGAAGAATCTTCATCTCTGGCAAGAAGTTTGGAGTTTCCATCTTCACCGATTAATGCATAATCAAAACCGGCAAATAAGCACTCCATAGAAACGAACCATTTGCCTTCTTCTATCTCAGCAATGATTTGGTCCATCCTGTTTCTGTTTTCTTCTCCAGTCCAACTGTTGTATAGAACAGCTTCTGTTATAATGTCGAATTCTGCTGGCATCTCATCAGAGATTACTCTGTTGCCATCTTTGTCTACAACATAGCTACCAGTAATATGCCCGATTATATCGTTCTCATCGTGCATGAAATTAAATTGTTTATCTTCTGGGGTATGCCTAGCATCCCAAGTTGCAGTAGCCTCAAAAACGTCATCATTTTTATTCCAGCCAGTCGAAACTAAAACAGATTTTAAATAATATAGATCAATCTGTTCAGGATTAGCTGTTTCTGATTGTATTTTAGATATAGTCCTAGAAATTTTGCCACCAACGCCTTCGTCGGTGAACTCGTCTTTTGGGCATAATACGGCGGGAGAGCAATAAGCAACGCTAGCATTAGCTTGCACTAATGGAGCAACACCGTCTATGATTTCTTGTTTAAATATTTTCATGGAAAACCTCTCTATTGATATACACAAAAAATCATTAAATGAGGATTTTTATGAAGAAATGTGTTCAACGCAAACTCCTAAGATTTTTATCCTGTAATCTTCCACCGACATATCTTCGATATTAATATTTCTGTCCCGTATAGATTTAGCTATGCTGCTAGGCATTTTGCAATTTGATTTTAGCATGTTAATAACTGTTATTTTATCAACAACCTGTAGTGGCTCAAGGTTGGTGAATATATCAAATTTGAGCTTTTCAAGAGTATGAAATTCCGCCTTTGTGAGTTGTCTAAGATTTTTTTTGTTACTAAATCCCAGAAAGGAAACATTAAGAACGTCTGATATGTAAGCAAATGTTTTTTCAGACCAAAATAAAATTTCACCTAAACTTGGCGAATTCGATCTTGGGGTTTCGGTCCTCTTTTTTCTTGGTCCTTCATCCAGCTTATTATTTGGCCTGCCGACTTCTTTGATGTCAGTATTGCTGTTATTTTTATTTTCTGCTATTTTAGCTTGCTTGTCCATTTTTTCCATATCTTGCTGATGGTTTGGGTTATGGTATGGACTTGCTTTTGGTGGTCCAGAGCTGTCTCTCTTATCTAACTCTCTTTTAATTCTAATGTTTTCGATCTGAGGAATTTCCTTAAATCTTTCAAGTAAAGTTTCGTGACTAATTATATCCCTATCGGCCAATTGAATTAGTAGATTTTTTTCTGAAGCTTCATCGGAAAGCGTCATCTGATCAAACTGTATGTGAGCTTTATATCTAAAGCCCATAGCTTGTCTAACAATTTCTAGTTCTTTTTCCCAGAATGTTATTAATTGATCTCTACCGTATTGAAGTCTTTCTACAAGAGTCTTTAGTGAAATAAAGTTGTTTGTAAATCCACCGCCATTATTAGCCATACCGGTAAGCGTAGGTGGAACGCCAAGGCCAGCATAAATGCTATTTAATACCGAAGTATACTTCTCAGATCCTAAAAATTTATATACTTCACTGCTAGATTCCTGAAAAGATAATTCTGGACCCCAAACTAATTCCATTGTTCCACCACCAACGTTGCTTGCCAATATATCTCTTAGTTTATTGATAGCAGTTTTATTTGGTAGTATTTTATGATCTAGATTACCAAGGGTCCATAGTCTAATATTAGAAATTGCTCCATCTAAAGCAGACATGTCTGCTAATCTCATTTTTTCAAGCATTACTATGTCATCAAGAATAGCATAGATCATGGGATTGGCCCACTGTCTCCAATCGTCCTTTTTGTAGTAAAAGATGCTTAGTCTTTCTGGGTCTAGAGGTATTTCTTTGTCGCCTCTTAGCAAACCCTGCTTAACGGGCTTGGGTAATGTTTCAAGTACGTGGTTTGGTATGTTTCCAGCCCTAAACTTATCGAAGAAAGAGTTTGTGGATATACTGTAATTCTTAAGGCCCATGAATAAAGATAAATTGCCATCTTGATTTTTTACAGTCAGTGGGTTAAAAAAGTTATACCTCCAAGGTATTTCATCGGAAATGGCATTAGGAACTTCGACTTTGATATCTTGAGATAAAGCCTTCATATAGCTTTTAAGCTGCGGGGTTATTTTAGCATAGCTTCTGTAAATAATCACATTACCGCATCTATAAAGATTGTTGAGGAATCGTTCTGATCGTTCTTTGCCGCCGACGTTTCTGAACCACTGCTGGTAAAACTTTTCGACGCTTTTATCCCTATGCACTATATTTATTCCTTGACTACCAAAATCGCCCATAAGATCAATGATATTACGGATGATGCCAACTTTATCATACGCATCCATGCACATTTTAATGATGCGTCTTTGCTGTTGAGGTACAGCTTCATCTGGGCGAAACGCATAGTAATCGTGGGACGTAAACCCCGGCCTAACAGACCTATTTGGTTCAATATCTATAAAATGTCTGTAGTGAGAACCCTGACTTTTATTTACGCCTGCGTAGGAATTAATATTTTCAGAAAACTCAGACATAGCATTAGCTTTACCGATTTCGTCTCCATCATTCCAAGTTATTATGTCTTTTTCGCTCATAATGGCCTCAATTGAATTGTTAATCTGATTGATATAAATTAATACACATCTTTCATGGCGTCATTGAACCAGTTTGGCGCATGAAACATTTTTTCATCCTTTTTGTCTTGTGGGGTAAATCCACCTGTAGCAAAACCCCCATAAAACTTATAGTCTACTGGTTCGGGTAATTTACTTATAGTTCTAGCGGCCATATTTGCCATAAGTAATGCTGAGTATCTGTCTTTTCTCATTTTTTTCTTTCTACCGGTTCCGACTACAACCTCTGGAGTATCCCATCTATCTCTACCGGCAGAAGTTTGTGTCATCTGTATCATAGATAATTCATCTTTTAAGTCTTCTATCTCAGAAACGCATTGCTCAAGAGTGTCGTACAGTCTATTGCTAGATTGATCATCGTATTCAGACAAAGAAAGGCTAAGTGGATCAAAGAAGGGGAATACTAAAGCCTTATCTTCAAAGTCTTTTCTCAAGCCATGATTAGCTTCAGAAAGCCAGTCATATCTGGCAAACTGACACATCTCTAGTATGTGCAATCCTTGTTCGTCATCTGTGTCTTTTTCCTTGTCTTCATCAATGGTTGGCCATATTGGGAATTCTCCAGATCGTATTTTGTCTTGATCGTGCAATGACTCCATGACCGCTATACCTCCACCTTGAGCGTCTAGTGCTATGTGGACACACGGAAATAGAATCATAAGATCTCTAATTTTTCTGGCGCAATAAGCATAAAAATCAGTTTCACTTACTTGTCCTGCTTTTAGTTTGTTTTTGTGTTCAGACCTATTAGTTGTCCAGCAATGTACTATTTTCCTATAAGTTGGGTTTAGTTCTAAAATAACAATGCTAAAGTTATCAACTTCAGAAGCGGGGTCTACTCCGAATATATACTTTTTGTCTTGCTCTCCTCTAACCATAGCCTCAAAGTGAATGGGTTTTCCTTCAGAGTCTTTGATGATATTTTGATTAGTCAGAACACAAGATTCTATCAAAGAGCGCTTGAAAAATCCTTGACTATCTCTGGTGAAGCAAGCTCCGTATTCCATTTGATATATACCGGTGTGTACCGTAGCCTTAGATCTAGCAACTTGGTCTGCATCCATAAAACCTTTTGGGAGAAGCTCGTAAGGCATTCTTATTATTGAATATTGAGTCCAGTCAAAATCTTCTGGAACGTCTCCGTTGAAAATTTCTTTTAGCTTTTGATGATCTCCCCTGCTTGTTATAATAGATTTCCATT